TGACCGCATTATTGGTTGGTCGATTGTTCACCAGTATCTCAACGACGGCCCCGCTTGTGAATATCACAAACAAATGGGTCTTGAGAACTGCCCAATGCTTCACGTTTTTGAAGAGAAGTGCCCGCAGTTTATTGAGCAAATTCCGGCTTTGCCTCGAAGTACCTCAAAACCTGACGATGCTGAGACGCGCAACGTGGACGACCACCTTGCAGACGCCCTTCGTTATGTTTGTATGTATGCCGGCAATTACGCTCGACCTGTCATTTATGAATCGTCTTCCGTTTTTGCTACTGGCCTTCCAGACACAATGGTGATGGGCCAAGAGGAAGCAGCCGAATCCTTGCCAATGCCCAATTTTGGCAGTAAATTTGTAGGAGACCTTGGGCTAAGTCCCTTTTACGAAAGATAACCGATGGCTTTTTCATCTTTTAAAAAGGGAATAGAAGAAACGCTCTCCGCGTATGACGCAATTGCCGAAGCACGCCCAAAGAGCATCCCCAAGCGCGCTGGTTACGCTGCTGGCGTTCCCATCGGCGGAACTACTGAAGTAAACCCTGGCTCAAACGTTACGGCTGGTACTCTTGACCGCCCAACGTTTATGCAGCAACTCTTGCAGGCTTACTTGGCTTGCACGTGGGCTTCTGCTTCAATTGACACAATCGCTCGCACCGCCACTGCTGGTGGGCTCGAGGTTATTTACGAGGGCGGTGTTACTGGTGATAAAAAAACTCCAGAAGCCCCCGACGCTGTTAAAAAAGTTCAGTCTCTTTTTAAATACGTAAATCCTCACGACGACATTCGTCAATTAATGCGTGCGGTTATTACCGACCTTCTTATTTTTGGCGACTCTTTCACTGAAATTGTTTGGGTTATGGGTGAGCCTGTTGCGCTTTATCCGCTTGACCCCACAACGATAACCGTTCTTTCTGACGAGCACGGTGTTATTAAGGGATACGTTCAAAAGACGCTCACTAATCGCATTGCTCATTTCAAGCCTAACGAGGTTATCCACGTTAAGTTTGACTCGCCTGGTGACACTCTCTATGGCGTATCGCCAACTCAAAAGAACATTCTTCCTATTACGTCTTGGCTCTTTACTGCTGCCTTGATTAAGGAAACAATGAAGCGCGGTGACCCCATGCGCGCTCACGTTGACTGGCCCCTCGCTCTCCCCGAATCGGAAATGAAGCGCCTCCAACAACAATACGCTATTCGCAACCTTGGTGCGCGCAACATTGGTAACTTGTTTGAAACCAAGGGTGGCGCAATGGTCCAGGAAATGGGCACCAACCAAATTACTAATTGGTTGAACACTCTTCAGCAGCGTCGTGACGAAATTCTTTCCGGCTACGGCGTGCCTCCGTCAAAAGTGGGCGTTGTTGAGTCAGGTAACATCGGTGGTGGAACTGGTACGTCGCAAGACAAGACCTTCCGCGTTAACACCGTTGGCCCTATTCAAGAACTCGTTCTTGAGAAATTCTCGTTTGCTTTGATGTATCAAGCATACGGCATTGCTGACTGGATTCTTAAATTTGGTGTTGTCGACTGGCGTGACGACGAAGTTATTGAAACTATTCGTGACCAACGAATCCGCAATGGTTCGTGGACTCTTAACAGGGCCCGCGCAGACATTGGTGAGCCTCCTGTTGAGGGTGGCGACGACGCTGTTCTTATTGACCGCCAGAACATGGTTTTGTGGTCTGACTTAGGCGCTCTTTCAAAGGCCAACCTTGCTGTTGTTCAAAGCCAAGGCGCCTCAATGGGTATGGGAACCGACAGCGAAGGTTCTGCTGTTACCAAAAACGCCCCCGTGGCGCCAACGGTAAACCCGCAGCCAAACGTTACAAAGACAACAACTCGTACCGCCAAGGACAAGGCTAACAAGCAAAAATCCGGTGGCAAAACAAGTCAGGCAGGAACGCCCCCTAAGGCACCAACTCCACCGTCTGGAACCGAATAATGTCACAAACTCCACTTGAAATTAACGGCGTTCCTTTCTACAGCGATGGCGAACCCGTATTTCCTTTTATTGGAATGACTGCTGAAAAGGCGGCTGCTCTCGTTAGCAAAGAAGTTGGCTAATGGGCAACTACTTAGGTCGAGCCGGTGCTTACGCGGTACACAAAAAGTACCCAGCCGGTTCTCAAACTGCCTCTCAGTTAGCGGCAGAACGTCTTAACTTACAAAAAGCGCGTGCTGCACGCGGACAGATGCGTCACACCAAGTCTGTCCCGTACCGCGGTCACCGTATCTCAAGTGTAAAAAGTCGCGAATCATCCGCTTCTCGTCGCAGTTACGGATATGCAGAAATTGCTTTTGAGCACACTCACCCGCTTGGTGTTCGTTTTATGCGATACGAAACAAAGGCGAAGATGCGCAAACTTCGCGTTTCTGGTATTCCAAAAAAGTTTAAAAAGCAACTTTCCCCTGGACGTTACATGGGAAGGACTGCGTGGGGTGTCTCGCGCAAAGGCTCTTTTAAAAAACGACTATTTAAACGCTCACACCGCATGAAGCAGTTGAGCCACTGGAAGTATCGCGGCAAGCGGTACACGCCAAGATAGAAAATTAAAATTATGGCAGACGGTTTCTCACCACCCGAACAAGTTAAAAAGAACGCTGCGCGCTCGCTGGAACTTCGCAAGAAGCACGGTCGCGGTATGACCGCTGTAGGCGTTGCGCGCGCTCGAGACTTGTCCAATGGTAAGCACATTTCCGCCGACACCATTAAGCGCATGCACTCATACTTTGCCCGTCACGAAGTTGACAAAAAGGGCAAAGACTGGGCAAATCAATCTAACCCTTCCGCTGGCTACATTGCTTGGCTGGGTTGGGGTGGAGATGCAGGACGTTCTTGGGTCAACGGAATTATGCGTCAACTAAATGCCAAAGAATCCTGGGAGATTGAAGAAATGGCCTCAACCAAGGCAGCAACAATTCGCGGCATTTTCCTAAAGCCCGGTGTTTCTAAAAACCGTCGCCTTTACACAAAGAACAACATTTCTAAAGCCGTCGAACGCATGGGCCAGCAGTTGGCAAGCGGAGAGGGAATGCCCCTAAACATGGCTACAAGCCACGCGGCGGCTTTCAAAGACGACGCTACATCAACAGTAGGCCGTATTACTAAGGTGAGCCTGATGCCTGACGGCTCGGCTGCTTTTGAGGCTGACATTGCAAATACCGCACATGGCCGCGATATTGCTAACCTTGCTGCCGGTAAGTTTATTAAGGGAATTTCAATTCGCGGTGAGTGGATGGGCGAGCCCCGTACAACTATTCATTCGGACGGCGAAGAGGCTACGACTGCTGACGACCTCGCTATTCACGGCATTGATTTTACCAACAGCCCCGGCGTTGAAGGCGCAGAAGTACAGTACGCACAACTCGCCGAATCTGCCAACAACCGTCTTTCTGTTTTTGAATCAGTAGACGAAGCAGAGGTTGTTGAAACTTTCTCCGCTCTTGAGCAATTGGCTGAAGCCAAAGACAAGCCTTACGGCGACGTTGCTTACGCTGACCCTGGTTACCAGAAAGACAAGAAGAAGCGTTATCCGATTAACACGGCCGCTCACGTTCGCGCCGCTTGGTCATACATTAACCAAGGCGACAACGCAAATCTTTACACCGCAGCCCAACTTGCTCGCATTAAGTCGCGCATTAAGTCTGCTGCCAAGAAGTTCGGCATCAACATTGTGAGCGAGCAAGAAGCCCTCGCAATGGACATTGAGTCAGTTCTCGAGGCGTACGCTTCAATTGCGCTTAACAATGACATGGACAGTATCAACATTACTGGCTACACCCAAGACCCACACTTGCTCAAGGTTGTAGCAAACCGCATTGCTTTTGGCGCAATTGCTGCTATGCACGCAATTGACCCAGACGATGACGGAGACATTTACCTTTCTAAGCCTGACTGGTCACAGGTAGATGCAACTGGCGATGCTGGTGGCACAGGGCCAGAGGACGATGACAAAATGCGGCCAGACGACAACAACATGGAGTGCGCTTCTTGCGGAGCCGAGTGCTCAGAGAGTGCGGAATTCTGTCACCTTTGCGGCGCAAAACTTTCTTCAATTTCAAACACTACGGGCCTTAGTTGCCCCGAGTGCAATATGGAATGCGCTGAGGACGCAATGTTCTGCTCCAACTGCGGTGCTGTAGTTTCAACTACGCCCGGCAGCAGCGCGCCAGAGTGTGCTTCTTGCGGAGAGACTGCTCCT